TGTTGCTCATCTGAATGAATTCCAAGAGGAACTTAAAGATACACTTAAATTAATGTCTGACAGAGATGATAAGTTAGCCAAGGAGATAAATGCTTTGGTAATCGCAAACAGGGAAACACTTGGAGACAGGATTGATGAGAGGTTTAGGTATTACTTTTCAATTGGTGGAATCCCTGGTGATGAATATGAAGGTTTTGTGTCACTACATGATGCTTATAAATTAGTAGGTGGGAATCATGTACGTGATGAGAAATATAATTATGCAATGAAGAATTTTCCTATCCTCAAGAAAGGTTATGGAAATGAGGCGGATGAATAATGACTTGGGATGAGGAAAAGAGATTTTTAGAAGATAGGCATCATTGTCTGACGGAAATAGATTTTGAAATATTTATGTACGATACGATGTCCAGAATAATGACAAATATAGACGAGGGTGATTATTACAGAGTATCTGTAGTAACTAAAAACGGGACAGGATGGAATTTTAGAGTGAAAAAGAATTCATGAGGAGCTGATAGAAATGGCTATATTAAAAACTCCTCTTTCTAAGTCTGAGATTAATAGGATTAAGTTGCCAGACCTCAAGAAGGAGTATGCCTCATTATCAGATATATATGGAAAGTTAGTTAATAATGAATATATATACTGTCCGATTTGTGGTGAGTGGCAATCTGCAAAGATAAATTTTTACACTTCACAATTTTCTGAGGACGGGTATAACCATTATGGATGCAAGTCTTGTATCTTGAAAGAAGCGACCGATGTTAATAAGGACGGCGCTTTTGTAGATAATAAAGATAAGACAAAGGCTGTATTGATGAAGCTAGACCTTCCTTTTATAGAGAGCCTTTATGATGACCTTTATGACAAGGTTGACAAGACTGGATTTGTAGATAAGCGTGGAGGCACTGTAGCATTTCCCGCTTATATTACAATAATTAAGTCTCTTCCTAATTATAGTAAACTGCAATGGAAGGACTCAAAATTTGATGATACGAGTGAGCGTATCGATCTCCTGCCGACTAAGGAAGTTAGAAAAGGAATTATTAAACTTTTCGGTGACGGACTTACAACGCAGGATTATTTATTTTTACAAGACCAATATGATGATTGGAAAGCCAGAACGCAAGTGGACACGAAGTCACAGGAAACATACATAGTTAATATTTGTATGATTCAGCTTCAAATCCATAATGCGCAGAAAGCTGGCAAGGATACATCGAAACTGTTAGATACTCTTAATAAACTGATGGATGCTGCAAGGCTTCAGCCAAAGCAGAATGTTGGAAATGCTTCTACGGACGACTTGACATTTGGTCAACTGATTGAAAAGTGGGAGCAGGAAAAACCGATTCCAGAACCAGAAGAACAGTTTAAGGATGTGGATGGGATTGGTAAATATATTAGGGTTTGGTTCGCCGGACATCTTGCCAAGGCTCTTGGGTTAAAGGGCGGACGCACTGAGGAATACGAACAGGAAATCAAGAAATATACTGTCGAGAAGCCACAGGCGCAGGACGGCGAAGCTAGTTCCGATGAATTATATCAAGCTCTGTTTGGCAGTGACGGTGATGAGTAATGGCTCGTGGTAAAAAACTCAGCGATGCTCAGTTGAAGAAAGATGCCACAGCGAGACTGATGGCGACTGTTGCTTGGAGAGCCGGATACTATCGTGCTAATCCACAAAGATTTTGTAGTGAAGTTTTAAATCTTCATTTGAAATTATTTCAGAAGATATTGATTTATATGATGATGTGTAGCGATTGTTTTATGTTCCTCGCTTGCCGGGGCATTGGTCAATTTGGCCCACTCGGATAGTAATGTTCGAGGTAGTAGTGTGGAATTAAGCGAAGAAGCCCTTCAATAAATTGGGTAATTCGAGTCCGAAGGCTATTGGTAATACAATGGTCAGGCGCAACGCATAGTTGGTGAACCTGTTTAACAGAATATAATCCAACCACGAGGCCGCACTATCCTATAATAGGATAAAAAAATATGCTGAACTGCATCGATGATAAAGATGTAGAAAGTAGGATAAAAAGCCTACTGATAACAATTTGAAAACGTACCTTGTAAGCTTGTATTGCTGTGTGCGCTGCATATTATATCCAGGTTCAAAGATTGTTGTAACATCTGCGACCTATAAACAAGCACGAGAAGTCGTGCTAAAAATAACGGATGACTTTATGAAGAAGTCTTCTATCCTATGTAGTGAGATAGAGAAAACGAGTACTGGACAAAATGACACATATGTCATGTTTAAAAATGGATCATGGATGCGTGTATATGTTGCAACTGAGAATAGCCGTGGTGCAAGGGCAAATTGCCTGATTGTGGACGAGTCCAGACTTATTCCACAGAAGATTATCGATACGATTTTTGTACCGATGCTCTCCTCTCCGAGGCAGCCTGGTTATCTCGACAAACCTGAATATAAGCATCTCCAAGAGATGAATCAACAGTTTTATCTGTCTTCTGCATATTATCAGTCTTCTGAATTATATGATAAAGCAAAGGCGTATACTGCCAATTTCTTTAATGAAAAATTGAAATATTTTATTTGTGATTTACCATATCAGTTAAGTATATATGAAGGATTGCTCATGCGACAAGGCATAGAAAATGAAATGAGTGAGTCAACATTCTCAGATATCTCATTTGCGATGGAGCGTGAGGGATTGTTTTGGGGCGCTGGCGAGGACGCATTTTTCTCGTTTAATGACCTCGATAGATCCAGAGTATTAAAGGATAGTTTCAAAGATTTACAGTACTATGCTGCGACAAAAACAAAATTACCTGATAAGAAGCCCGGTGAAATCCGCATAGAATCTGTCGATATCGCCTTGTTAGCAAGTCGGAAACATGACAATGATGCTTCGGCGATTTTGATTGGTAGTGCTATGCCGACATCTTCTAATAATTATATCTGTAATCTGAATTATATTGAGACCGAGGAAGGTCTCCGAACAGAGGAACTTGGCATGAAGGTTATGCGGTATTATTACCAGTATGATGTAGATTATATCGCACTCGATGCCAATGGTATCGGACAGGCGGTATTGGACTATCTGATGGACGACCATTATGATACAGAGTACGGCGTTACATATCGTGCGCTGAATTGTTGTAATAATGACGACCTTGCGATTCGTTGTCGTGTTAAGAATGCGCCGAAGGTGATATACGCCATTAAAGCTAATGCGAAGTCTAACAACGACATGGCGTTGGCTCTTAGGTCTGGACTTCAGAATGGCTATATTAATCTCCTCTCTCACGATGCTGATATTGAAGATTATCTTGCGGAGAGTATCAAAGGTTATAGTAAGCTTAGTGAATTGCAGAAAGCGAAGCTAAAGCTTCCTTATATACAGACAACGTTCTTGATAGATGAGATGATAAATCTTGACCATGATATTTCAAACGGATTGGTTAAGATTCGTGAGAAGTCGGGGTCTAGAAAGGATAGATTCAGTAGTTTTGAATATATGTATTATGTAGTTACTGAATTATCTAAGAAACTAAAACCAAAAGAAGAAGTAAGTACAGCTGATTATATGAAGATTTTTAAGATTAGAAGAACGCCGAAGCGTGTAAGTATTTTTGGATAGGGGGTGTGTGTGGTTGGCGGATAATAAACCTAAGATTTATACGAAAAATGAGGATACAGAAAAGCTTCAGAATTTCACTAAAAGAAACTCTGCGCTGAATATTACATTTAAGAAGCTGAATGAGATTTTAGAGCGGGATGTTCGTAGGACGGCAAACAGGTCTTATACCCAGTATGCTAAGGAAAACATCATCCAGTATTTACAGAATCCTGCAAATAACTTAGATAATATTCGTGAGGTGTCCAGATTCTTAGAGAGATACTCTATGATTTATCGAATCCTTATGACGTATTATGCCGTGTCACCCCTCTATTTTTATAATTTAACAGAGACGAGCGATATCTCTAAAAGTATTGAAAAGAGAAAGTTGACAAAGTCGTATAACAAGGTTGCCAAAATCATGCATGGATTTGATATCAAGGAGAATTTTTCCAATGCTATTTATAACACCGTCAGAGATGGCATGTATGTAGGATACACATATACTGATGGAGAGCATACATTTTTAATGCCGCTTGATATTCGGTATTGCAGGATTTATGGTAAAACTTCTTCCGGTCAATGGATTGTATATTTTGATGCTACGTACTTTTCTGGTTCTAATAGCATCTTTGTAGAAGGTATTGACGGCGACACTACGGGCTGTTGGGATCAGGTATTTATTGATGGTTATAATGAATATCTGAAAGACCGAAGGAACAGACAGTGGTTTAGGCTTACACCTGAAAAGACTTTCTGCATGATTGCTGGATTAGATAATGAGTTTACAACTCCTCTCCCCTATTTTGCGGGACTGTTTATTAGTTTGGTTGACCTTAGTGATCTCGAACAGATTGTACAGGCAAAGTCTGAATTAGATAATTATAAACTTATCATCAGTAAGCTTCCGCTTGTTAACAATTCTGAGAATGTGGATGACTTTGCAATCAACCTTGAGTTGGCACAAGCTATGCAGGAAGACATTGATAATAATACTCCAGACCTTGTCGGCACAGCGTTAGCGCCATTCCAGGATTTTGAGATTGTAGATTTCGACCACAGTGATACGGCGACTTCTACTGATAAGCTTGCAAACAGCATCAGTAATCTGTTTAACAATGCCGGTGCTTCCCAACTTGTTGTGGCCGGCGGTTCGAGTACAAATTCTGTTGGCTTAAAACATGCTATTCAAAATGATATGTCCAAGATGTGGGTCTTCATGAACAGGATTCAGTCTTGGCTTAATTTTTATATAGAAGAAAATATCGCAAAGAATTTCATTTTTACTTTTCACCGAATCACCTGGTATAACGAGGAAGAATATCAGAATAGTATTAAAGATGTTTTGGTGTTTGGCGGTTCATTGA